ATTTGTATTTGTAGCTAAATCTTTGAGATATTCTACATTTATACTAGAGTTAATTATTAGTGGCTTATTAATTCCATTACATACAATTAGATCACCATTAAATACAGCAAAAGATGCGAAGGTTGTCGTAGTCCATCCATCTGGGTTTCCAGCTAAATTATTTGCCCAAGTATCTGACCATATTTCATTTACTTTACCAGTAGAATCTATTTTAACTAATTTACCATTCCTACCTACAGCTATGATATGTCCACTATAGTACTCACAATTTACTATTGTATCTAAATACTCATTAGTTTCAGCAAATAAAATAGTTCCGGGTCTTACTTCATTAGCACCATCAATTCCTAATTGCATATTTTCTAGTATTTTAGAAAATTTATTGTCTAAATTCAAATCGTTATCAACAACATTCCATCCACCAGAAAAATCACGTAACGTAGCATCAAGCATTTGATTACCACGTTGTATTTTATTGTTAGCTGGAAATAGGAATGTATCTGCCATTAAAAAGGTATATCATCTATATCTGGTGTTTTTGTTTGTGATAATAATCTATCAATTATATCATCAGTATATTTATCATAACCAGCTTCATCTAATTTAGATAATCTATCTAATACTTCTTTTAATCCTGCCCCTTTACCAATATCTTCTTCAATTTCTTTAAGTTGTTGTGCTATTTCAGGAGGAAGTTTTTCATAACGAGTAGGATAAAAATCTGCTTCACTATATTTAGTTGTTGGCATTGAAGCAGCATCTGGATGTTGAAATTTTTGTGTTGCTTTTAGACGAGCATCTTCTATAGCTTTTCTAGATCCTATATTTCCTTCTGCACGAGATAAACCACCTAATGGAGCTGTTAAATTAGGACTACTTATATTTTCTGTTCTACGATGGAACTCAACTGGAGCACGATCCCCATCGTGCCATGTATTCATTGGATTACGAGGATCACGATTAAGTTGTGTATTACCAAAGTCTTCCATATCAATAGGACTAGCTAAAGGATCTGTACCTTGTGCTTCTCGTGCTCCTTGTCTTGCTTTTTGAAGATTTCCAGCAGCATCGTCAGCAAGTTCCCAAGCATCAGAATTATATGGGCTAGAATCATCAAAATCATTAAAACCATGTTTCTTTGTATGATTTTTAATTGCTTGTGCAGATGTATTACTTTTTTTGGCTTTTAATAATGCCATTAAAGCTTCTCGTATTAAATTTGCATTAGCCATTATGTTAACTCCACAAAAGTAAATGTATTAGGGGTTGATGTTACAGGATCAAGACTTATTGGTGTAGAATTATAGGTATTCTTTAATTGTTTAACACGAGCTTCAAAAAGTAATTGAAACTTTTGAGTAGCATTTGGGTTAGTACCATCATCTTCTAGATAGTCAAAAACAGTACCTAATATAAGAGCTTGATCATCAAAGTCTATTTCATCTGTACTTACAAATGTGTCTGGTTTTGTTCTGTATTGTAAAATGATATCTCCAGTAGATGCTTTAGGCCATATATTAAAAACTCTTGTAGTTTTATAAGTACTTGTAGGTCCAAGAGCCTCATAATGTACAGGAGTAGTACCACTTAATTCATAAGGATTAGTAGTTAATCCTGATATAGTGGTTAGTGGTGTATTAGAATTTTCTGGAAATATTACTCGTATATCTTCAAAGCGTTTAACTGTGTTTGTTAAGTCTGTTGTTACTAAACCTAGTGTACCATCTAAAGTTAATTTAGCCCAAGAAAGAAATTGAGGCCAAAACACTTCATCAAAAAGAACATCAAACTTATGTTGAATCATTTCAGCTATTCGATCTTCAGCATACGTTTGTACACCAGTACCAGCTACCATTGATAATCTATCTGCTGTACGAACTATTAGTTGGGATAATGTACTCATTAAATCCTACAGTTTTTGGAAAATAGCGAGAGAGTGAAGGGGAGGACAACACTCTCTCACTAATCTTCTATGCCTAGCCGTTATAGTGCGCGACACCATGAAGATTACTTGTGTTACACAAGTAACGGATTTCTTGCACAATAGACCCATTACTAGCTGATGCACCATCAAACGTACCACGAGGATCTCCTGTAGTAGCTGTTTGAGGATCAGTAGTAACAGCAGCTGTTAATGCTCCAGCAGCTACAACACCATCTTCAGTATCACTAAGAAGACTTGTTCCAGCATAAGGAATACCAAGCTTATCTGCCCAACCTACATCAACAGTATCACTAGCAGCTCCGGCAGCAACATCTAGTCTATCCACATATTTAAATGCTTTTACACCAGCAATTACACTAGTACCACTAAGAGTGATATTTTCTTTCATAGGTTGTCCAAGATAATCACGACCACTAATAGTGCATACGTGATTAGATCCAGAACTACCTGTGCAAGATAAGGTACGACCATACGTAGCGTCAATCATACCAGCAGTTGAAGTCAGACTAGTAGAACTACCATCAAAGGTATTCTTATAATCTGCTGAAGTGTAAGAAGTAGCAGAGTCAGTAGCACTAACTCCATCCCAGATTCCATCAGCATCAAGAGTTGCTGGTGCTCCAAGACTTACTATTACAGAATCACCTACAACATCGGCAGCAAATTCCATTAGTGGAACATACTGACTAATAGTTCTAGGGTAGTTATCAGCGTAAACTTTCGCCATGAGTTTTCTCCAATTAGGTTACGTGATGGACTTTAGAGTTCTTTGAAACTTTAAGCTTTTGTTCAGATCTAGCTCGGAGAGAGGTATCGGAGGCTGCTCCCATATCATCTCCTGTCTCCATATTTACTAAGTGAACTTTATCTAAAAAACCTTGTCGTTTCATTTCATCTTCAGTCCAGACATGAATTGAGGCTCCATTCGGAAAATACACCATCCATCCAGCATCAACTTCTTTGTCGGCATAATCAAAACCTCCAAGAAGTGTACCTTCTTTGTCTTTCTTAGGTGATGCAATTCTTCGTTTTGCCTGTCCTTCTATTTTATGTACTTCAAAACGTGGTTTAATTTGCTCAGTCATCCCCTTGTCTCCTTTACTAAGAATTAATTAAAACAGCATGTGTACGGAAAGCTTTCCACAAGCACCATTGTCCTTGCCAAACAATCCTACGTCCGTGAGCATCAATCGTCCAAGGAGCAACAAGCTCTTTGACCTTCATGTTTACATGCTTCAGGATATGTAAGCGTAGATACTTACTGTTAATAAAATAAGCTTTATTAACAGGGCAATCTTCGTCATACATCATTGGAATGTTTTGGTGTTTAACACCAGAAAAACCTAGATCCATCATCTTTTGGCCTGAGTTAGAGTCAGACAAATTAATGACAACTTTATCACGTACAGCTGTACGATAATGACGAAATAGATTACGTCCACAAAGAATAACATCAGGCTTATCACCTTTAAGAGTAACATCCATAAGAATGTCATCAAATGCTTCTTCAATGTTTGTGCTATCTAAGTTGCCATTAAAATCATAAGCAGAAGTACGCCATTGAGTTTCATTAGCTCGACTGATGTTTCCAACAGTACCAGTAGTAGGATCATCTGGAATTAAAAGACCAAGACCTTGTGGGTCAGTACCAGCACCAGAAGCATAAAGATACTCTGAGAATTTCTCTTTAATACTTTCTTCCAGTACATCTACTTTAGCTTTCATAAGCTTAAATATTTGTGCTGCACCTTGGTTCTCGTCTTCTTCTTGATCACTAATAACAACTGAACCACCTACTCGTGCCCAGTTATATGTTACAGTATCAAACTCACTTGTCTGAGCAATTGGCTGTTCGTCAAAATACTCAAAAGAAGTGATATTTGGGTTACGACCCAGAGTTAATGGGTTCGTAATTTCGTGACCACCGTCCTCGAATTCAACACGATTGTTTGCGAAAGCCCATGCCATTAAAGCATTAGACTTAATAGAAGCAAGAATAAGTTTCTTACGACTACGAGTAAGTGTTGATTCCAAAACTGTGGCTATTGGTGTTGAAGCCATAGTAATAGTCTCCGTTAATTAATGCCAGCATCAGACATAGCTTGTCTAATGATGTCATCCGTTGAAGTTCTAACATCTGCTACTTGAGCTGTGTCAGTAACATATGTTTGCGGTACACTCCCACCTTCGGGAGGTTGTGGTTGCGTATTTGCTTCAGAATTAGTTTTAGCATCTTGTTCAGCTTGTAACTGTTCTAAAGATTTCGTCCAGTCTAAACCACGCTGAAGGTAATAGTTCTGGAGTTTTAAATACGCGGCTTCAACTGAAAGACTACTATCTTCTTGTAGAAGTCGGGAAAGAGAATTTTCGTGAACTGCAGCATCAGGGTGAGCATTAGAAAAGTTGTTGTAAATCTCTGTTGCTTTTTCAGTTGCTTCTCTAGTTTCTATTTCTTTATTTCTATCGCTAATAATGGGAGATAAAGCATTATCAAGCATTTGCTTCATAGCACCCATATCTGCTCCACCATTAACAATGGCATCTACATTGTAACCTTCACTCTGAGCTTGTGTCAACATATATTGGAGTGTCTCTACTGGATTGTCCTTCCAAGCAGATACTATTTGTGCTCCTGTTGTCACTTCTTCTGGTGTTAAGTTATATTGTGTTCCAACAGTTCCAGCATTATTAATAGCTTCTAGTTGGCTTTTAAGTGTTTCTACTTCCTTAGAGTACTGGTCTGCACGTTGTTTTTCGCGTTGTGCAGTTTCGTAGAATCTTCGTTCTTTTCCTCCAGTGGCGATGACGTTTCCGTTTGCATCAACGAGGTCTTGGGGACCATTAGCTTTTTGTTGTTGCTGTTCATCTGTGCTTCCGTCAGCACTTTGTTGATCACTGGCTGGAGGTGACGATTCTTTAGTGTTCGCTGTCTCTCCCGAATCTTGTTCTGTAGTGTTCTCTGTTGTAGTCTGTTCATCCCCTTCTCCTATACTAGATAGAATTTCTTCGTCTGTATTTAACATTTCCTGTTCTTGCATAATCGTCCCCTTTTATTGCAATGGTTGAGTTGGTTGTGGTGAAGCTGCTTGTTGCCCCTGTTGTTGCACTAATTTTATTGCACTTTCAAGAGCTTGAGCAGGTGGTACTCCAGATTGTATAGCACTTTGTACTTGTTGCTTAACTTCTGGGGGTAATTGACCTAATACTTGTTGTAATTGTTCAGGACTAGCATTAGCTATTTCAGGTTGAGCTTCTGGCTGTGGTTGAGGAGGTTGTTGTGGTGCTCCTCCTCCTCCTTGCTGTTGCTGTTGTTGTTGTTCTAATGCTTGTTGTAATTCTTGCCAATCTTCTTCTCTCATAGTTACTTCATCAAATGCTTTTTCCATAACTTGCATCATCATTTTTAGTACTGGTCCGGGAGCAGCATTAACAAATTGTCCTAAAACTTGTCCAAATTCTAAGGCTTCTTCTTTCTTTGCAGCACTAGTAGGTTTTTGTGTACTACCACCTAATACTTTTAGAGATAATGCAGCTATTCCTTCTTTATCCAAGTTTTCCCATTCTATTTCATCACCAATAAGACTTTTAACTACACGTTCATCCATATTCATTAGACATAATTGGGCAATACCCCAATAAATAGCTCCAATCCAATCTTCTATTTGATCAGATTTTTCATCAACTCTCATATTAGCTGCACCAGAGTTTGCTTGTACTGCAGCAGTATTAGTATTTGTTTTAAATTGTTCACCTCTCATAACAGTACCAACAGATGATATTCTATCTATTGCCTGATATAACTCTTCTTTATCAAAAACTCGTTCAAACTGTAAAGAAGGAGGAGTAACAGAACCAATCACATCATTGATTTTCATTTCTGGAGGAATATTTAGCCCTCTAGCTGTGCCATCATCTCCATTAAGTACTGCTGTAGCATCAGATTGTGATATTAAATTACTATTAAAGAAGATATTACGTCTTGCCCAACGTCTTGCTCTACGTTTTTCATCAGTAATCTCATTAATAGCATCTTGTTGGTCTAAGTAATAAGATACTTCACCCTTAGTTATTGGTCCATTAGGAGACTCAAAGAATGTTAATGGATAATATGGGAAGAATGTATCTAATTGAGTTGGATCATCCCATACCCATATAGGCCAAGTCCAATCATTACTGTTAAATAACAACACTCTACGAGTAGTTTTATCCCAAACAAAGTGAACTTTAGTCATCTTAGCTTTTTCAAAGGCTTCTTGATCATTAAAGCCAAAAGACTTAGCTGTTTCATTCTTGTCATCAGAATACAAAGAAAAGTTATCATTATCTTCTATTCCATCATCTTCCCCTAAACTAGCTTTCATTACATGAGTAGGTTGATAAATAGACTTATATTCTTTCTTTCCTTTATCTTTTCTACCATACTTAGCTAATAAGAATTGAGTAGGAAGCATATCAGTTTCTATTACCCAATGAGCATCAGATAAATCTATTTCCTTACAATTAGGATCAACCATAATATCAAATGGTGACTTAACCTTAACAAATGGTCCTCCGGGCTGAAGTATATCTATGCTATCTTCTAATGCCTGTATCTGACCTTCTATCTCTATTATTCGTTTAGAGTCTTTAGCTTTCTCTAAGTCTTTGGATAACTTAGCTAAATCAGCTAATGCTTGTTCACTACTCTCAGCTTTAGGAGTCCAACCTATCTTCATCCAAGCTCTATTAGTAAGTAAGCATGTGACTACACATCTCTTAGCTTTAGGTTTTAAGTTAATTCCAGGGGCAGCTAATCTACCACCTATAACATTT